GTCAAGCGACGACCAATCAGATTACAAAGCACAGTTCTTCGGATGGCACAGAGCATTTGACAACCGAAAAGTATTTTCCAGTTAACAGTTGACACTATTTCAAAAAAACTATATACTAAACAACAACTTAAAGCACAATAAGGAGAAGCTATGAGTGATCGCACCTACGGGCCAGAAGAAAAAGCAAAGTTAGAAAAGCTAGTACAAGAAGGCGTTACCGTACTACAGGAGATTGAAGATCTCAGAGAAGGCCTAAAGGATACAGTAAAGGCAACAGCAGAAGAACTCGACGTTAAACCTGCTCTAATCAACAAGGCGATTAAAATTGCTAAGAACCGCGATTGGGAGAAGCACTACGACGAGTTTGATGACCTCGAAACTATTGTCACTACAGTCGGTGTAGACAAGTAAGTGACCTTTTGGTCTAAGATAAAAGACTTCTGGGTTCAGAGCTATCGCACTGACCGGAGATCGTTTTACTACGAAATGATCTCCACGATTTGTATCTTTATTAGCATGACATGGATAAGTGTCACTGCTGACCACCCTCCAATGGAATTGATATATCCTATTAGTTTTGTTGGAGCAGTTACCAGCATACTTGCATGGAAGCGCAGGCAGATAATATGGCCGCTGATATACACAACGTACATTGCCTGCTTGCATGTTTTCGGCTTCGGCAGAGCAATGGGATGGTACTGAATGGATAAGAACCCAGAGAAAAAACCTTACCAGTGGTTGGCATGGATAAGCACAGGATGTTTATTGATTGCAGCCACTTTAGCTGCTTTTAATGTATACCCTTGGTATATATTTGCGTTCATAGGCAGCAATACACTATGGGTGACCATAGGGTTGCTGTGGAGAGAGAAGAGTCTTGTGGTATTGAACGCAGGACTAACAGTTATATACATATTAGGACTTTTATTGTAATGCCAGTCATACTAGAACATAAAGACATACTTGGTCGAGACTTAACAGAAGAATGCACAGTAATTGTGCCCGACGGTAACCGATCACTAAAGATAGGAGTAGTTAAAAAGCTGCATCCTAAGATGGTTACTGTACAAGTCATTCAACCTGGATCCTTTCGAGGTTACAGTGAGAAAATGATCTACCCGGGAGACTTGTTGGTTACTGACGACTCTCGTATCACAATGTACATGCTTAAACATTCACCACAATAAGTAACTATAGAATCGTTCACTTTACGAACATGTAGACGGCAACGTTGGCCACTAATAACGCAAGGAGAAAAAATGAACCCACCAGAAATCGAAGACTGGTTCGACGCCGATCATCAGGTCGAACAGTGCGAAAGTTGTCCTCACCCAAACGGATGCATTAGACAATGCATTATCGAAGAACACCAAAACGAAAACGTCGCAAAAATTAGAAACGAGGAGGTCAACTAATATGTCATATGTCGACGCGATATTTGATCGCGACGCAGACACCATCAAAGTCGTTGAACGAGTTGAAGGTGCCCGCAAATTCCAAGAATTTCCAGTCAAGTACACTTTCTATCACGAAGACCCACGAGGCAAACACAAAAGTATCTTTGGTGATCCGTTACAAAGAATCGTTTGTAAGAACACAAAAGAGTTTCGTAAAGAAGTAGCAATCAACAAAGGCAAGAAAATGTTTGAGTCGGATGTAAATCCTATCTTTCAGTGCCTTTCAGAAAACTTCCTCAATCAAGATGCTCCTAAGCTAAACATTGCATTCTTTGACATCGAGACAGACTTTGACCCAGATAGAGGCTTCGCAGATCCATCAGATCCGTTTATGGGCATCACAAGTATCTCTATATACTTGCAGTGGCTAGAAACGATGATCTGTTTAGCTGTGCCGCCAAAGACTTTAACAATGGACGAAGCACAAGAGCTGATCAAAGATATCCCAGGTGTCGTTCTGTTTGAAAAAGAAGCAGACATGTTAGACACGTTCCTGGACGTTATCGAAGACAGCGACATACTAAGCGGTTGGAACAGCGAGGGCTACGACATACCTTACACTGTAAACCGTGTGGCAAGAGTCCTTAGCAAGAACGACACACGCCGTTTCTGCTTATGGGATCAGTTACCTAAGCGTAGAGAGTTTGAGCGTTTTGGCAAGACTGCTGAAACATTTGATCTGGTAGGTCGTGTGCACCTAGACAGCCTACAGCTATATCGTAAGTTTACATACGAAGAACGCCACAGTTACAGACTTGACGCTATTGGCGAAATCGAAGTTAACGAACGCAAGACTCAGTACGAAGGTACATTGGATCAGTTGTACAATAATGACTTCAAGTTGTTTATTGAATACAACATTCAGGACACCGCGCTACTAGATAAACTAGACAAGAAGCTGAAGTTCATTGACTTGAGTAACGAACTTGCACATTCTAATACCGTACTTCTGCAGACTACTATGGGTGCTGTTGCACTGACAGAGCAAGCAATTATCAACGAAGCTCACCACAGAGGCCTACAGGTACCTAACCGTTCAAAGTATGACGAGAACGCAACTCAAGCAGCAGGCGCGTATGTCGCGTTTCCTAAGAAAGGCCTGCACAAGTGGATAGGTTCAATGGACTTAAATTCACTATATCCTAGTGTTATCCGCTCACTTAACATGGGTCCAGAGACTATCATTGGTCAACTGCGTCCAGACGCAACCGATGCTATGATCCACGAAGAAATGACTCTTAAAAAGAAATCGTTTGCAGGTGCATGGGAAGGACACTTCGGTTCACTAGAGTACGAAGCAGTAATAGCCAAGCGTAAAGACTTTGCTATTAATGTGGATTGGGAGGACGGCCGATCAGATGTACTCAGTGGCGCTGAGATATACCAGCTTATCTTCGACAGCCAGATGCCATGGACACTGAGTGCAAACGGCACAATCTTTACAACAGAGTTTGAAGGCGTTATTCCAGGTATCTTGAAGCGTTGGTATGCAGAGCGTAAAGAGCTGCAAGCAATGAAGAAGAAAGCTGAAGAAGCAGGCAACGCAACAGAAAAGGCGTTTTGGGATAAGCGACAGTTGGTTAAGAAGATTAACTTGAACTCACTGTATGGTGCTATTTTGAACCCAGGCTGTCGTTTCTTTGACAAGCGCATTGGCCAGTCAACTACACTTACTGGCAGACAAATTGTTAAACACATGTCAGCTGAAGTAAACAAAGTAATCACAGGTGAGTATGATCACACAGGTAAGGCTGTAATCTACGGCGACACTGATTCCTGTGAAGGAACTTCGTTAATAGAAACGTCACTAGGTACATTGACTATCGAAGAGCTGTTTGATATGTGCGAAAATAAAACTAATAACAGAGATAAGGAATATGCAATAGACGAAAATATTATGGTGATGTCATACGATATAGCCAAAAACGAGCCGTACATGGGACATATTAATTATGTTTATAGACACAAAGTAGAGAAAGACATGTACGAAATCGAAGACAGTAACGGCAACATTGTTACTGTTACAGAAGATCATTCTGTAATGGTAGAACGAGAAGGAAAGTTGTTAGAAGTCAAGCCAGTTGATATTAATATCGACGACATTATTCTATCACTATGTATAATGAAAAAAGAATTTACTAATATTTTAAACGCAACTTCAATAGAGCAAGTGAAAGAATATACAGATGCCTTCCTAAAATTAGTAGGAAGCAAAAAAGTATCTGTTACTCGAGGAAAAGTTTCCAAGGTAACTAAAATAAAAAAAGCAAATGATTATGTATATGACATAGGAATGAAAAATAGCAAACACCCTTGGTTTTTTGCTAATAATATATTAATACACAATTCAGTCTATTTCTCGGCATATCCTATCCTTGCAGAAGATATTGCAAACGGTAACATTCCGTGGGACAAGGACTCAGTAACTTCTTTGTACGACCAAATTGCAGATCAGGTCGACACTACGTTCTCGGCGTTTGCTGCAAGAGCATTCCACTGTCCTAAGAGCAGAGCAACGGTTATTAAGGCAGGACGAGAAATTGTAGCAAGTTCAGGCCTGTACATCACTAAGAAGAGATATGCTGCACTTGTATACGACGACGAAGGTGAGCGCAAGGATACTAACGGTTCACCAGGCAAGGTAAAAGCAATGGGCCTGGACTTGCGTAGAAGTGACACTCCAGTGTACATGCAGGACTTTCTCAAAGAGATTCTGTTGATGGTACTGCAAGAAGCGCCTAAAGAAGATGTTCTAGAACGCATCACTAAATTCCGCAAGGAGTTTGAAGGCATGCCGGGCTGGGAGAAAGGTTCGCCAAAACGTGCAAACAAGGTAGGCTACTATCGCAAGCTAGAAGAAAAACAAGGCAAAGCTAACATGCCCGGGCACGTAAGAGCAGCACTTAACTGGAACACTCTCAAGCGCATGAACGGTGACAAGTATTCGCAGGAAATTGTAGACGGCATGAAGTGTATTGTCTGTAAGCTCAAGCAAAATCCGCTGGGTTATACCAGTGTTGCGTATCCAACAGATGAGCTACGCTTGCCAGAGTGGTTTAAAGAACTACCGTTTGACGGTCCAGCAATGGCTGACACTATCATTGATAACAAGCTGAAGAATCTTATTGGTGTGCTAGACTTTGATCTAGAAGATACTAAGCAACACACTACATTCAGTTCTCTGTTTGATTTTGGTGACTAAACCTAAATACATGAAGAAAAGCGTTGACAAACAGCAACTTATACAGTATAATAAACTGTAAATCATTTTTCTAAAAGGAGAAAAAAATGAAGGATATCCTGCAAGACGTAGTAGCACACACTCACGCACTAGGCTTCCTCACCCTAGTTAAAGTAACAAATGAAGACGAGACTATTATCGAGTCAATGGCCGAGGACCGTTCTGTTATTGTTTCAGCAACAACTCATCAGCCGGTTGGCGAGTTCGACGGTGTGTTTGGCATGCCAAATCTCGACAAGCTGAGTCTGCACTTGAAAAACCCAGAGTACAAAGACAATGCAAAAATTGAAGTAGTCAAAGCAGAACGTAACGGCGAGACTATTCCTACGCATATACACTTTGAAAACGCAGGCGGTGACTTCCAAAACGACTATCGCTTTATGAACAAAGCTATTATCGAAGAAAAACTCAAGACTGTAAAGTTTAAGGGTGCAAATTGGAACGTAAACCTCGAACCCACTCAGGCTGCTATTGGCAGGATGAAATTGCAGAGTGCAGCGCACACAGAAGAACCAATCTTTAATGTAAAAACTGAAGGCGGCGACTTAGTGTTTAGTTTCGGTGATGCAGGCAGCCACGCTGGTAGCTTTGTCTTTCAGCCAGGTGTTGAAGGCACACTCAAGCACACTTGGAGTTGGCCAGTAGCACAAGTGCAGGCAATTCTCAATCTGTCAGGCGACATCACTATGAGCATTTCAGATCAAGGCGCAATGCAGATCACAGTAGACAGCGGTCTAGCAAAGTACAACTACATTTTGCCAGCACAGTCTAAGTAAGGAGCAATCCATGAGCGAAGAAGTAGATCTACAGCACTTGGCAAAGATGATAGACGCTGCTCTATCATCTGACAATCCGAGTACTCGCAAAGCACTTCGTAACTTTTTACTAGTTGCTAGTATTACCGAAGCAGAATCAGACAGCTATATCAAAGGGCCGTTTACGTCTTTGTTTGATACATTAGAGAGCCTAGAAAAACAAATGGCTTCTCTCAGACAGGAAGTCGAAATGACCCGTGGTACAAAACAGAAAGATTATTACTGGGGACAAACGACTGGAATTACACCAGACTGGTATGGAAGTTCTCGTGCTTACGGTCAAGAAAAAACAGATATATTAGAACTTTACAGGAGTTTGCACACTAATAAAGACGGAACAGGATCAATATGAATCGCGATTTAACATCAACTCAAAAAGACTATGCACACTTCTTGCCGGCTCTCTCAGGGTTCTATGCAACTTATGTAGGTAAGCAGAGGTACGGCGAGTATGTTGACACTGCGAGGATCCCCAGCAACTTTACAAACGGTGTAGAAAGCCTTAACTACCTAAACAAGAATCAAGGTCAGTTCCAGTACAAATGGACATTGTACTCTGCAGGACACGCAGAGCTTGACATCAACAAACACTCTCCCAAAGAGGATATGATTCGCAACCGTGACAGAGACAACACCTGGATGCTAGGTGACTCAGGCGGATTCCAAATTGGTAAAGGTGTATGGGAAGGTGACTGGAAAGATCCTAACTGTCCTAAGGCGCAGAAGAAGCGCGACGGTGTACTGCGTTGGATGGATGCATACATGGATTATGGCATGATTCTTGATATCCCAGCATGGGTGTCACGTTCTCCTGCCGGTGCTGCCGCTACTGGCATCAATAACTACGCCGATGCCGTAACTGCAACTCGTATTAACAACGACTACTGGCTCAAGCATCGCACAGGAGCATGTAAGTTTCTGAACGTATTGCAGGGTGAGAACCACGCAGACGCAGAAGATTGGTACGAACAGATGAAAGATTACTGTGATCCAACTATCTATCCAGACAATCACTTCAACGGGTGGTCAATGGGTGGACAGAATATGTGTGACGTCCATTTAGTTCTAAAGCGTTTGGTAACACTACGCTTTGATGGCTTGTTAGAAAAGGGTATACACGATGTAATGCACTTTCTAGGCACCTCAAAACTAGAGTGGGCAACACTGCTAACAGACATTCAGCGAGCTGTTCGCAAGTATCATAACCCAAACTTTATGGTAACCTTTGACTGTGCGTCGCCTTTCCTTGCTACAGCAAATGGACAGATCTACA